GCGCATCGGTAAGCCGAACTTCCCGTGGCAGAAGGTTGTCGATGAGCCCAAGCAGCTCCAGGACCTCCTGTCCGAGGTCGTCGCAGCGGACACCAACAGTGCTCCCGCGAAGGCCCCGAAGTCCGACGCCAAGACACTCGCCGAGATCACCCGCTTCTCCGAGGCGTTCGGGCTCGACACGGACGGCTTCATGATGGGCCTCGGCAAGGCCGCCAGCACGGCGAAGACCCTGGAGGCCCAGACGCTGGCCGCCTTCAAGGTCGCCATGACGGTTGCCCGCGACATGTACACCCTCGCCAATCGCATCAAGATGGGCGCCTACGGGGAGTACGGGACGCGGGACGCGGCGCTGGAGGCCCTGCGCAAGCACACGGTGGCGTTCAACGCCCTGTGGGACCCCATCTCGGAGATCAGGGCCTTCGGCGGCCGGATGAACCGGGCATGGCGGGGCGACCTCTTCGAGAAGGTCAACCTGGGCAACACCAAGTCTGCCGCCAGCCTGGGTATGGATGACGACTCCCTCGTGGACGCCATCCTGAACACCCAGGGCCGGCCTGATGGCATTCGCCAAGCGGTGGTACCGGCGAGCTTCGCACGGAACGCCATCGACGGCGCCCACTACGTCTTGATGAACAGCGTCATGACGGCCACGACCCATGCCATCAACATGGTGGCCAATACCCTCATGCTGCCGATCCGGGGAGGCCCGGTGAAGGCCCTGGGGGCGCTGATTGGGTCAGGCCTCAAGGCGGTGGGCGTCAAGGGGGTCCACGAGATGTCCGCCACCCGGCAGGTCGCTCTCGCACAGAGCTACCAGCTTGGCGCCGAGCTGTTCACGGGGGCGAAGAGCATCCTGTCGATGCTGACGCGCCTGGACGGCAAGGGCCTCGCCAACACCGGGCCGGTGCGGGCGTTCATCAAGGGCGAAAGCATCATCGACCCCCACTCGTCCGCATCCCTGAATGTCGGCCGGGTGATCGACCAGATGCCGTTCCGTCCCATGGCGAACACCAAGGACGTGCTCTTCAATGGGCTTGTGGCCGGCGGCAAGCTGCTTGGCTACAACACGCGAGCCTTGGGTGCAGCCGACGAGCTGTTCAAGGGCACGATAGCGCGGTCGAACATCATCGGCCGGGCCACCGTGGAGGGCCAAGGGCTGGGGCTCAAGGGCAAGGACCTTGCGTCCTTCGTGAACCGTCGCGTCGAGGAGGCCTTTGACGAGGCCGGGGCTCTGATCGACCCTGTCGCCAAGCGCGAGGCCGAGATGGCCACTTTCTCCCAGCCCCTCATCGAGCAGGGGGAGGGCACCTTCGACTGGACGGGCATCACCGGCCGCAACATGGCGCTCACTCTGAACAAGATGCCGGCCATGAAGCTAGTGGTTCCGTTCCTGCGGACCCCCATCAACGCGCTGCGCTACAACATCCGCCTGACACCCGGCCTCAATCTCGTGCAGAAGCAGTTCCGTGACGAGCTGTTCGGGCTGCATGGCGAGACGGCCCAGGCCCAGGCGATGGGTGAGGCGGCTCTGGCGACCTCTCTGGTCGGCCTCGCGGCCTACTGGGCGGCTCAGGGCAACATAACGGGGCTTGCCCCAGAGAACCCCCAAGCCGCCAAGGCCTTCGCCGACGCGGGGAACAAGCCGGGTCATGTCCGCCTGCCGGCCACCGACACGTGGGTCAATCTCAACCGCCTGGACCCTGTCTCGGCGCCGATGATCCTGACCGCCACGCTGGTGCAGGCGCTGAAGTCCAAGCCCGAGCTGGGTGAGGTCGACCAAGCAGGCCTGACCAAGGCGGTCGGTGCCATCATGATGTACACGGTGGCCCTGGCCAAGGATAAGAGCTACCTGCGCGGCCTCTCCGACTTCCTCGACGCGATGAGCGATCCGAGGCGGGACGGCGAGCGGTGGGTGGCCCGAATGGCGGCCAGCCTGATCCCGCTCAATGCGACGATGCGGCAGATCAATGGCGACCAGTACCTCCGCGAGGCCCACGACTTCGTCACCAGCTTCGCGGCCAGCACCATCGCCAGCTCCACGCTTCCCTCCCGCATCGACGCCTGGGGCGATCCCATCACGGCCGGCAACAGCCTGATGGCCCACCCCCAGCACGGCATTGTCGAGGACGAAGCAGCTCGGATGGCCATGGACGCCAATGTGGCCCTCGCCAGCCCGCCCAGCCCGCTGAAGGGCGGCGCGGACCTGCGGGACGTTACCATGCAGGATGGTGCCAACGCCTACGAGACGCTGTCCCGCTGGTCCGGCTACCCGGATGGCCAGAAGCCTCTGAAGAAGGCGGCGGCTGACCTCATCCAGTCCGAGACCTATCGCAACGCCGAGGACGGCCCCCCGACCATCCGGGGGACCAAGGCGTGGCTCATGCAGCAGCTGACCTCGAAGTACCACTCCGCCGCCATGGAGCGCCTGATGAAGGACCCTGCGGTGCTGGAGGCGGTGCAAAAGAAGCTGATGGCATCCAAGTCCGCCTACGAGGCCAACAAGGCCGGGGCGGGGCAGGGGCAGGCTAAGGCCGGCCTGAGCACGATCCAAGGCATCGCGCAGGCCTTCGGTCTGTCGCAGTAAGGACTTCAATGGCCTATTCGCGCAATACCTACGTCGCGGATGGCACCACCGACACGTTCTCCCTGAGTTTCACCTACCTGTCCCCGGCCTACGTCTACGTGACCGTGGATGGGGTGGCTGTGCCTCAGGGAGACCTCGTGTGGCTGACTTCCGCCTCCATCAAGCTGCCCACGACGCCCGCCAGCGGCAAGGTGGTGAAGCTCTACAGGCAGACCCCCAAGAGCACCCCGCTGGTCGTGTTTGCGGATGGCCCGCTCGGGGCTCGCTCGCTCAACCGAGCCTTCAGCGGTCTCCTGCATATCGTTCAGGAACAGGTCGACGACACCGACGAGGTCAAGGCCATCGGTGACAATGTCCTGACCTACCTGGACGAGATGGCCAACTACTATAACCAGTGCGTTAGCCTTGCGGCGGCGGCGGCGAGCGCTGCCAGCTCGGCGGCAGCTGATGCCGTGGCCTCAGTCCAGTCCACCCTGGCGGGTTACGTCACGGCGGCCCAGGGTTACGCCTCCACCGCCACCACTAAGGCAGGCGAGGCGGCTGACAGCGCCAGCGCGGCGGCGGTGAGCGCGGCGACCGCTGCCACGTTCGACCCCTCCAGCTACTACCCCAAGACCGACTTCAAGTCGGACGGGACGGCTGGGGCGCCTGTTCTGTACACACCCAGTGGCACGCTCAATGCGCCTGTGGTTTCCATCGACAGGCCCACCGGCAACAACAAGTGGCTCCAGTGGCTTTCCGATGGCGTTGTGCGGTGGGCCATGCGGTCCGACACCGGGGACGCGTTCGCCTTCAGCGCCTACAACGATGCTGGCACACTCCTCGGCAACGTCTTCACGGTCAACCGCCTGACCCAGGACTTCACGTTCACCAAGACCCCCCGAGGCGTTACCCCCACCGCCGGGGACAACACGACCAAGCTCGCTACCACGGCCTTTGTTGTCTCCGCCCTCTCTGCGCTGGGTGGCTCCCTCATCAATGCCCAGTTTATCACCGCCAGCGGTACGGTCACCAAGACGACTGGTGCCAAGAAGTGGCTAGTCCTCGCTCAAGGCGCCGGAGCTAACCAGGGCAGCAGCGGCAATCTCCAAATCGGCATCCTGGACGTCTCCGCTGTTACCAGCCTCACCGCCACCATCGGTGCGGCGGGGAGCACGGGGGGCGCCACGACCCTTGACACGATAACCGCCTATGGTGGTGTGACCGGGGCAATCCCATCGAGCACAGCCACGGGCACAGGGGGCATCGCCAGCATCGAAGGTGGCCGCCCGCGCTTGTCCAGGGACGACACCGGCACGGTGTATCTTGGTGCTGACTCCTTCTTTGGGCACGGAGGCTCCTCTAACACGGTCGCCGCCAGTGGCTATGGCTCTGGTGGTGGCATCTCTAGTACAGGAGGCTCAGCGGGCACTGGTCGCCCTGGGTGCATCCTCATCCTGGAGTTTGGCTGATGAGATATCTTCTGATTGACGGCGGTGGCGCGGTGGTCAATGTCATCGTTGCTGATGGGGACTACATCGCCCCTGAAGGCTTCTCCATCGTCCCATCGGAGGCTGGTGACATCGGGGACACTCTCCGCGACGGCGTTCTGCTTCCTGGGGTAGCCTCCGATACCTTTCACACCTCCTCTGTTACTCGTCGACAGTTCATGATGGCTCTCTACGTCTGGAACCTGAAGGACGCCGCCGAGGCGTTGGCCGCGACCGAAGGGGGCATCACCCTCGTGGCATGGCAGGCTGCCACCGACTTCCAGATCGACGACCCCATGCTGATCAACCTCGTGACCCAACTGGGCAAGGCTGACCAGCTCCAGGAGTTCTTCGACTTCGCGGCCACCCTCTAGGAGCCCGATGGACAATACCCCAAGCACTGACCCGGTGGAGCGGCTGGCCAAGCTGCCCGCCATGGTCACCTACGATCAAGTCATCAGGCTCCATGAGCGCCTGACCGAGGTCGTTACCAAGGTCGACCAGCTCCTCACCCTCCACTCGGACCTGAAGCACCTCGATGGTCGGGTCCGTGATGTCGAGAACACCCTTGCCGCCGGTAAGGGAACCATCAGCTCGGCCGCGTGGCTGGCCCAGATGGTCCATTGGCTGACCACCGCTGCCCTCGCCGGCTACACGCTGTGGCAGACCTTCCACCCCTGAAAAGGAGACAGCATACATGGCACTTTCCAACTACGGCTCCGTGGCGTACTTCGTGGGCGACGGCAACACCAAGGCCTTCCAGGGGCCGCGTATCAGCGACGCCGACCAGACCCTCGTTGTCCGCGTCGATGGTGGCGCCCCGAAGGTGCAGGGCACCGACTACCAGCTCAACCGCGATGGTCCGCTGCCGGTGGTGACGTTCGCGACGGCTCCGGCGCTGAACGCCGACGTGCGCCTCTCCCGCGTGACCCCGCGTGGCGTGGTGTCCAAGAGCCTCGTGATGGGCGACGACCGCGACCCGCTCGACCTCCTCAACGAGCTGCTGGACGCCGGCCTCGAAGGCACCGTGCAGTTCTTCGTCAACGCCACCGACCTCGCGGCCAACACGGCGCAGGAACTGCTGGCCCCGGTGGCTGGTCGTATCTCCCGCATGGACACCATCGTCTCGGCGACCATCACCACGGGCGGCACCATTGTCCCGCAGGTCGGCACCACGAACGTCGCCGGCTGGGCCACCCACTCCCACGGCTCGAAGAAGGCCCTGGGTGACATCGTGTCCTCGGCGCCGGCCGACGAGACGGTGGCCACCGCCTACATCCGCAAGTCTGCCCGCCTGCGGGCCGTCCTGGCGTCGTTCGCCACGGCGGGTGCGCTGAACGGCCAGATCGCGATCCGCCCCTTCGGCTGACCTGATGGCCGAAGACGAGGAGGGGCTGGAGGAAGGGCAGGGCGGCGCTCCCATGGAGCAGGCCTACCAGGAGCGTCTGGCACGGCTCGCCACCCTGACCCGCGAGGAGCTGATCGAATACGGCGACTACCAGCTCCTCCTCCAGCTCATCGCCCGCGTCGACCTGGGGGTGGCATCTCACCAAGAGATGTCCGTCCTCAGGGCGGTGCTCAATGACCAGCGCCTCGTGCTGGCCAAGCTCAACCCGCCCAAGGACCCGAAGCTGATTGGCAACGTCTCGCCAGAAGCGGTGGGCCAGGGAGCACGGCTTCCCGCCCCCAACCAAATCCTCATGCCGCAGTTCGAGGACGAGGATGATGGCGAAGTGCCGGCTCCCACGGCTGACGGCTGATCGCCTCTACGCAGCGGCCATCATGGCCCTGCTGGGCGCCTACGTCCTCGTGATGCTCATGGTGGGCATCGGCCTGATTTCCGGCCCTCCGTGGCCGCTGTAGGCCGCTGAGCGGCCATCCGGGCTTGCATGGACTTCGACATCGAAAAGGCAAGGGGGGCCGTATCGCGGCTCCCCAAGGCGGCACGCATTCCGCCACCCCTCGTCATCCCCGAGGACAATCTGGACGCGGCCATCCGGGCCGACTTCCGCGTCTTCCTCGTGCTCCTGTGGCGCTTCCTGGGGATGAAGGACAAGCACGGGAACATCCAGGACCCGAGTCCCCTCCAGCTGTCCATCGCGTGGTACCTCCAGCATGGACCTGACCGCGCCATCATCATGGCGTTCCGAGGCGCCGCCAAGAGCTACATCTGCGCGGCCTTCGTGCTCTGGCTTCTCTATTGCGACCCCCAGAAGAAGGTGCTGGTGGTCTCGGGCAGCCTGAAGCGGTCAATCGCCTTCACCAACTTCTGCCTGACCCTCATCCGGTCGTGGCCTCTCATTCAGCACCTGACCCCTGGCCCCAGCCAGCGGTCCTCGGCGTCAGCCTTCGACGTTGGCCCGGCGATCCCCGACCAGTCCCCCTCGTTCCACGCGGCTGGTGTCCTGGGTCAGATCGTCGGCTTCCGCGCGGACATCATCGTCCCTGACGACGTTGAGACGAACATCAACTCCCTCACCGCCACCAACCGAGAGAAGATCAGGGAGGCGGTCAAGGAGTTCGACTCCATCCTCAAGCCGGGCGGCCGGGTGGTCTACCTGGGCACGCCGCACGATGAGGAGTCGCTTTATAACGAGCTGCGCAAGCGCGGCTACAAGGCTCGCTGCTGGCCCTGCCGGTACCCGAAGCCCGAGGAGATGGCACGGTACGAGGGCATCCTGGCCCCCTTCCTGGCCAATGCCCTACGCCGCAACCCGGAGCTGGCCGGTAAGCCCGCCGAGCCTGGGCGGTTCCCAGACGAGGAGCTGGATCGGCGTCTCCTGTCTCTTGGCGCCGCTGAGTTTGCCCTTCAGTTCATGCTGGACACCAGCCTCGCCTCCAAGGACCAGTACCCGCTCCGCCTAGCCGACCTGCTGGTCATGAAGCTGGCGGACGACATGGCCCCCAACAAGGTGACTTGGGGTGCCGGCGAGCCGCTGCGACACCTCCAGCCCATGGGCTTCGACGGCGACTTCTACTACGGCCCGGCCTTCTACACGAACGATGAGTTCTCCCGGTTCTCGGAGGTCGTTGGCTTCGTGGACGGCTCGGGCCGAGGCGCCGACGAGACGGCCCTGGCCATCGTGGGCGAACTGCACGGCACGCTCTACCTCCTCTACCTCTGGGGGTCCAAGGATGGCTTCTCTCCGGCCACCCTCACGGCCATCGCGCAGGCCTGCGTCCGCTTCAGGGTCTCCACCCTCCGCGTAGAGGCCAACTTCGGCGACGGCATGTTGTCTGCCCTTCTGCGCCCCTACGTGGCCCGCGCCTGGGAGGCCTACAACAAGAACCGCCGAGGTGGCGCCACGGAGATGGCTGGCACAGAGCTGGTTGACGTGCGCCAGACAACGATGTCCAAGGAGCGGCGCATCCTGTCCATCATGGAGCCTCTGACTCAGGCCCATCGGTTGGTCGTGGCTGAGCGCGTCATTGAGTGGGACTTGCAGTCGGTCCGCTCCATGCAGGTCGAAGAGGAGCTTCGTCGCCACTACTCGTTCGCCTTCCAGCTCACCCACCTGACACGCGCCAAGGACAGCTTGGTGCATGACGACAGGCTGGACGCGGTGGCGGGAGCATGCGCGTATTTCGCCGAGGATGTTCAGGCGGCTGGGTCGGATACGGACAAGCAGCTGGAGGTCCTGGACTACGAGCGGCGCCTGGAGGAGTTCGAGGAGTGGTTGGCTAACGCGGAGACCGTCAGTGGAAAGAAACCAAGTGCCCCTGATCGACGCATCCGCGCCCGTCTCCCTACTGCGCGGTAAGCCTGGGTCCGCTTGGCCGGCCATCAAGTCCAGCATCGAGCGGTGTCCCCGTTTGGTGGTGGCTTGGTGGCTGGAGCTGACCTTCATCCGGTCGCAGCTGAATGGTGGCGCCGGCTTCCTGTCCCCTGAAGAGTGGGAGGAGCTAGAAGCCCTCCTCCTCCAGCATGTGCAGCATATAGCGGAGGCGCAAGAGCCGCTGCTGCGCTGCCTTGCCCCGAACCCTGTTGACCCGCCGCTGCACTGGCCGTTCTCCGTCAAGAAGGCGGCCCGAGCGCTGCATCGCGGCTTCGCCAGTTCAATGTCACCACATTAGAACCGTGGAGTCCCTTCAAGCCCTAACTCCTAGTGAGACTGAGGGTGGAGGCCCCACAGATGATACCTCCTCATCGTTGGACACTGCGGGTATGTGCGCAAAGTCGACCAGTAGGCCAACCGACCGCAGCTGACCAGCCAGGAGGGTGGACAACGGCGGAGGGAGTACACCACAGGGGACGGCTCAGGTATGACCCAGAGGAGCCAGCCCGGACGACCCAACAAGGGGTCAGTCATGTGAGTGGTACCCTCCACGTGGACGTGACGAGCTTCCCCCCGTATTGGCCTCGACCAGCCCGCCGAGGGCCTTCCGCCGCCCTGCGGCCAGCCACTTGCATGTGATCGCCGATCATATCCGGCCTCAGGCAGGCCAACCCGCAGGGTCGGCAGGCCAACCTCAACGCCAACCGCAGGCAGGCAGCAGGCCAAGCCAACCGCCCGCCCATGTGCGGCACCTCTGTCTAGTCAGCCGACCGACCCGACCAACCGCCGACCTGCTGGCCTGCCTACCCGCCGCCGTCTAGCCGATAGGTCGCACACTCTCCTAGTCGGGGCAGGCACAGGCAGGGGCACCACGTCCACCTCAAGCCACCAACCGCAGGCCAGACAGCAAGCGGGGCAGGGGCAGGACAAGCCGCAGGCAGGGCCATCGGGTCGGGGGCTTGAGGTGGCGGCATCAGGTCAAGACACGGCGCCGGCCGGCTAGCCAATCCATCGCGCCTATCGCGGCGAGGCAGTCGGCTTGACGGGGCAATACAACCTGAAGCTGACAACCGCAGGCATGACCTAGTGAACAAACAGGGAAGATCGCCACAGGCGGGCAAGACGGGGCAGGGATAGGCCAACATAGCCGGCAATGCCTCTTGCCCGCCTACGACCTTCCTAGGGCCTCTGGGAGGCATCGACCAACTGGCACGACCAATGCAACGCGGGTACTGGCGCAGGCCTGCGGCACTGGGAGCACGCACAGGCAGGCGGGCAGGCAGACGGGACCATCGGCAGGACTGGCCAAGCCAGCCACCATCAGGACAAACCCTATTAGACTTTGGTCTAGCTACCAACTGCGGCGGGGATGGTGTCTTATCTGCCTCAAGGAACGCCGGACGGCGCACCTAGGCCAGGGACCTCAAGCCCCTCGCGCCGACCTTGGGACGGACAAGCCCAACCCGCTCTTTGACAAGTGAATGACCACTGAGGCTAGTGTCTCCCTCTGATGCTGAGGGACTGACGACAAGGCGCAAACCATGCGCTGACCTAGCAGGGTCGAAACACCGCCGCCTCAACCATAAAAGCCCAATCGGGCCAACCGGTTAGGGGTAGGAGGATTTACCCTAGGTCAATGTGAATGGGTATTACATGTTCGCCGTGGCGCGTCCACCCTTGGCTGCATCGCGGACGCGTCCGCCGTTCGGCGCGACCAAGGCGAAGCGATAACAGCATGTTAACCGGTCGCGTGCCGGCGCGGTGATTTCCCCGTCGCGCCAGCGGCGCCGTTGGCTTAGGGTCGCACTAAACAGAAACCCCAGGGAGACTCGCATGCCGCTCACCCTTGCCCAGCGCCTCAACCGCATCGATGTGCGC